GATGTAAACTGTACGTAGTTGGTAAAAATTTTTTATATGACAAATTAGGAGGGCGACATGAGTGACAACAAACGTATGTCCAATGCACCCGTTTATTATGTGCTTGCACAAATAAAATTCACGCCAGTTAAGGCGATGAAGAAGTATGTTGATGACATACAGGACGCGCTACGTCTGCAAGGCTATCCGCTTTTTGAGAGCAGAGAATCTACCCAAATAAAATTTGAGTTTAATTCTCCAAATGAGCCGGCACAGCCTGCTTTTGAAACGGTACAGCAATGGTATATGTCAGACCTGAACAGTACTTCAGGCTTTGTATTGGGTAACGATTTCATAACGTTTCACACAACTGATTACAAAACGCACAAACCTTTTCTCAAAGAGTTGATGAAAGGTCTTGCAGTAGTCCTTGATAATCCAAGACCTGCCCTGATTACGCGACTAGGTCTTCGTTACCTAGATGCAGTTTTACCTGAACCAGGTGAAACGATTGAACAATATTTATGTGAGGGGCTACATGGCCTCGACTTAGAGTTGCAGCAAGTACAATCAGTTAGCGAAATGGTCTTTAAGACAAAGGTTGGTCCGGTTATCAATAACGGTTTTATAGTTACTCGCTTGCATAAAATGAATGGTCAATTAGGGTTTCCACCTGACATGGTGCCTGTTGGTGTTAATATGCTTGAACGGTTCAAAACTACGACCCCCTTGTGGCATGGCATTATAGACACTGATCATTATGTTGAAGGCAGTCTGGCCCCTTCCATAGATTTGGTTGAGGAACAACTCACTTCCCTTCATAGTGTGATAAAAGGTACGTTTAATAAAATGATTTCGCCGCACGCTACTGCTAAGTGGTCATAACACCGAGGAGGTGTGATATGCGTCAATCTATGACTGGAAGTTTCTATGAAACGCCCGGTTTTGCTCCGGCAGTAGCTGGAGCATTTATGGTTGCATCCTCTTTATTTTTGAGCAGCACCGGTTCCAATTTTTTAGTTAAAGATGTGAACCAGTGGCGTGGCTACGTGCAATCTAAGGTTCAGTTTGGATTGATGAGATCTGAAGCTGAATTTGACAACAATGTTGATAACGAATTGGTAGATGTTAGGACTGTATCTGAACATCTGAAAAATGTCCGAGACACGCTTGCTCCATCTATGTCTGAACTCGCAAAAGATTTAGGCATTACTCGGCAAGCTCTTTACAAGTGGTTATCAGGTGAAAGCCAGCCCGATGACATTGAAAAAGCTAGTTATATCATTCAATTAAGCAGACTTTCTGACCGCTTCAATGAGGCTGGTATTGAAAATGCCAAACTGATGTCGAAGATGAAAGCGTTTGACGGTCTTTCTATCATAGATTTGATAAAACATGGCGATGACTGGCAGCAATCAGTTAATGTCTTGATTGAAGAAGCTCATCTTTTGAAAGAAGCTGGAACTAAAGCAAATCTAGTAGGTAGTAAAGGCGTTGTAACCGATAGCTGGATGTCTTCGGTTTCTATCCCTGGATCAGGATTAAGGGAGTAAATAGTCGTATATGGTTGACTCTGATACAACATGGCGCCAAGGCCACGTTCTTAAACATGAGGATGCTGTTTCCTTAGGTATCGTTTCGGAAGAGCAAACAGGCGTTAAAGTTGTCGTTATCAGTCATGACTGTGACTTACAAAGTTCTGAGCCAAAAGTCGAACTCATAGCTGGCCCCTTAGTAAAAGGGGCTGGCAACTACTCTCACGCCAAGCATCCGCGAATACTGCATTTAAATTTTGAACAGGTGTTAGATGTAAATCAAAGTGCTGTAGAACTCAAGCAAGTCGATAAGTTTGAAATCGAAAAAGAAAAGCTTTTGAGTACAGCATGTGATGAATTTTACACCATCTCCCCCAAAGAAAAACAAGCTCTGAAACAGTGGCTTGCGGCGCGCTATGGGCGTCCGGCCTTTCCCGACGTATTTGAGAATAGGCTTCGTACCTATGATCGTGGGAAATTTAGATTTGAAAAAGAGCTGGCAAAAATAATTGCTGCACATTCAAATTATTTGATAGGCGTTTTCTTCGATTTGGGCGAGGATCGCTTTAATGACTTAGAAGAAGGCATACCATATGAGTTAAATATTCATGTGGTTTATGACTCTATTGATAGTGGCCCTATAGCTAGAGATGAAGCAGAAAAGGCCGTTACACATATAATTGAGCTTTTTATGGCTTATCATGGTGATCCTGCACAAAGTCAACTTATTGCTCTTATGTCATGCAATCCAGTTCCAGATATAGAATTCAATCTATATGCCTTGAGAAGAATGGATCAATGGCGAGTAGAGTATATTAGTCTGCAGGCCGAAGAAGTGGGTGATTATTTAAATCCCGCAGTTTAAAATTATGCACAGACTATTAGCATATCAATAATCGGTGCATGAAACTAATTAATCTCTAAATTATAAGTCTCAAAACGAATTACCTCTTCACCCAGCCAGCTGTTCAGTTCCTCAAATCGTTTCTGCAGTGGCATCAGTTCGTTGCGCACAAACACTCTGCTTGCCTTCTCCACGTCACCGAACCCGCCCGTATTGCTGGGGATAATCCCCATAAGTTGCGGTGGCACGCGATGCACGGCCAGCATGTCGTCGCGGCTCACGTTTTTGATGTTCAGAAATTCATCCTTAGCCGCCACCTCTGACAGTGGAATGATCTGGATGCCGTCCTTTTTCCCGTTCGGGCTGTACATGAACAGGTTGCGGAAGTTGCCCGGCCCCTTCGCGCTTTTCATGGCGCTGCGGATATTATCCACGTCCTGCTGGCTCTGCGCCGGATCGGTCATGTACATGATGAAACCCGCATGGCTGCCGTTGAGGTAATATTTGCGGCGGAACAGCGTGGCCGACTCATTCAGCAGCGCCGACGGGATAGCTGACAGGTAGCCCGGCAACCCGTAAATCTCCTGATTGATGTCCGGCTCCATCAGGTGAAACACGCTGCCTTTCGCAAACTCATAAGGCTCCGTGCTGATGCCATAGTGCGCATACCAGTATGTGTCCAGGTCGAGGCCGCGCCGGGTGAACTTCGCCAGTGACGGCTCCAGCTTCAGCACGTTACCGAGGCGGCTGGTCCGCTTCTCCAGGTAGGCATTGCCGAAAATCAGGTAATCAAGCGCAAAGCGGCTGAACGCCTGCTGACTCAGCAGCGGGTGCGGGATAAAGGTACTCGCCAGAATGTTGCACTTCACGCTGATGGGCGAGCTGTGATGCACGGCGGCACGGAACGTGCGCGCCAGCCCGTCAACGCTAACGGGCGGTTCATACCAGCGATCATTGATAACGCACTCCACGTAGTCCAGCAGTTCACGGCGGTCCAGCACCGGGATCGGGTCGCCAAAGGTAAACGCCTCCGACGCTGCCCCGCTGGTCATGTTATCCGGCTGCGGCACGGGCTGCGTACGGGTACGGTTCCTGCGTTTGCTCATCAGTAAATCTCCACAATGTTCTGCGTGTGTGCCGCCTGTCCCTGCAGCGGCTCGTTTGCCAGCGCGTGCATGGTCGCCCAGGCTAAATCGCCGTGGCTGACTTCCTCGCTGCGGCTGGTTTCATAGGTCGGACGGTTGCCGCTGGCCGTCGTGGCCTTGCGGATAGACATGAATGACTGCGCGATGTCGAGGTGGCTGGCGTCAAACTCCAGCCGCCCGCTGGCGATGGTGTCGTAAGCCTTCAGCACCAAGGCGTTTTTAACGTTCGGGTTATAGACAAACTCCTTCACCTGCGGGAAAAACGCTTTGACGTTCTCGTATACACCCAGCCCGACGCCAGTGGAGTCGATGCCGATATAGGTGACGTTATACTGCTGCGTCAGCGTCCTGATGGCGTCAGCCTGCGCCCGGAAGTCCATCCCGCGCCACTGGTGACGCTCAAGGATGCGGAACTTGCCGCCCGGCACGGCAGGCGGTGCCATGACCACACACCCGGCGCTGTCGCCGTTCTGCGTTCCCTTCGCGGGATCGTAGCCGATCCACACTTCTTTCCAGCCGAACGGCCGCAGCGCCAGCGCTTCAAAGTCGGCCCAGACTTCCCAGCTGTCCACCATGCACTTCTGCAGCATGGCCAGCTGGAACACCGACGCCAGATCGTCCATGAAGACGCACATCAGCAGGTTCTGGTAGTCCTCCGGGCTGTAGCGCGTGCGCAGCTGCTCCAGGTCAAACAGGTCACAGCCGCCGCGCACCGCATCTTCAACGGTGACGATCTGGCGAAACTGGCCGTCTTCGCAGAGGCGACCGGCGGCCAGTGACTGATGGCTGAGGTCGATATCAACCCGGTCCGCTTTGGCCCGGCCCTTGTTGAACTGCGAACCGGACCAGAACGGATAGGCGCTGTGCGTGAGGCTGGACGGCGTGGAAAAGTAGGTTTCGCGCCACTTCTTGTGCAGCGCCATGCCGGACGCCACTTTCTGCAGTTCCTGAAACTTCGGTATCCAGAAATATTCATCCAGGTACAGATTGCCGTGATAGCTCTGCGCGGTGCGGGCGTTGGTGCCTAAGAAGTACAGGCACGCGCCGTTACTGAGCGTCATCGGGTCGCCCTTCAGGTCTACGTCCACCTCGCGGGCGAATTCGATAATGTACTGCTTGAAAACGTGCGCCTGCGCCTTGCTGGCGCTTAAGAAAATCTGATTGCGTCCGGTGGTCAGCGCATCGATCAGCGCCTCGCGGGCAAAAAAGAAGGTGGCCCCGATCTGGCGCGACTTCAGCAGGTTGCGGACTGCATACTTATTTCCGGCCTCCCACCACTGGCGCTGATAGCCGAACATCGAGCCGTGGAAAACCTCCTGCAGCTTCTCAATCTGTTCGTCGCTGAACAGGTTCTTTTCCGGGGGCTTACGCGGGCCTTTGTTGCGGTTCTCCACGTTCGGGTTCAGGTCCGCTTCATTGCCGCCGTTGCTGAATTTGCCGATCCGGGCATGGCGCTCGGACTGGCGCGCCAGCAGGTCGATTTCCTTAAAGTCCTTCCCTTCCTTCTGCTCCTTCATGATGAGCTGGCAGTAGCGTGCGGCGGTGGTCAGCTGCATCTGATCCAGCGGGCCATAGTCGCCCCACTTGTCGCGCTTCTTCCAGCTGTGAACGGTTGCGGGTTTCTCTCCCAGCATTTCAGCAATGCGGGCGATGCGGTATCCCTGAAAGTACAGCAGTAAAGCCTGCCTGCGGGGATCGAGGTCGTCGGGGGCGGGTGTCATGTTCATGCAGCCAAAATACGGCCCCGCCGCTTCCTTTTCCGCCATCCCTCATTGTGTGGTTTCACGCACAACGTCCGCGCGTTGTTTCGATACCCCCGACGCCGCAACCATAGGGCCTCACAGAGTTTTACTGACCGGAGCCTGGACAATGGCAAAGAAAGCAAAGCGTTTTCGTATCGGGGTGGAAGGTGCCACCACGGACGGGCGCACCATCGAGCGCAGCTGGCTTGAGCAGATGGCGGCAAATTACAGCCCTGAGCTGTACACCGCCGTGATCAACATGGAGCACATCAAGGGCTACACGCCTGACAGCCCGTTTCGCCGCTTTGGCGTAGTGGAAGCGCTGGACGCCGAAGAAATCAGCGACGGCCCGCTGAAAGGCAAACTGGGGCTGTATGCCCTGATCAACCCGACTGACGAGCTGGTCACGCTGACCGGCACCATGCAGAAAATCTTCACCTCTATGGAAATCCGCCCGGAGTTTGCGGACACCGGCGCGGCCTATCTGATTGGCCTAGCCGTGACCGACGATCCGGCCAGCCTCGGCACGGAAATGCTGCAGTTCAGCGCCAGCGCCGGAGCGAACCCGCTGGCAAACCGCAAGCAGCATCCTGACAACGTTTTCTCTGCCGCTGAAGAAACCCTGATCGAGTTTGAGGACGTGGCAGATGAAAAGCCCGCCCTGTTTACCCGCATTAAGGCGATGTTCAGCAGACAGCAGCAGACCGACGCGGCCCGCTTCAGCGACGTGCATCAGGCCGTTGAGCTTATCGCCACGGAGCAGCAGGACCTGAGCGCGCGCATTGAAACGGCGCTGAGCGAACAGGCCGACAGCCTTAAATCGCATTTCAGCAGTGCGCTGGGTGAAGAAGTCCTGAAGCGCGAGCAACTGCAGGCGGACTTCACCGAACTGCAGCAGCAGCTGAGCCGGGAAGATGGCCGCCAGCAGGTCCGCCCGCGCACGCAGGGTAACGGCAGCGGCGGCGAAGTGCGCACCGACTGCTGATACAGCGGCGGCAAACCTTTTAACGAACAGAGAAAGCAAAGCGATGAAAAATACTACCCGTTTTAAGCTGAATGCTTACATGTCGGTGCTGGCAGAAATCAACAAGATTGACCTGTCCGCGCTGAACAGCAAATTCACCATTGAGCCGTCCGTGTCGCAGACGCTGGAAAGCAAGATTCAGGAGTCGTCCGCGTTCCTGCAGGCCATCAACATCATGCCGGTCAGTGAGCAGAGCGGCGAACGGCTGGGGCTGGGGATCGGCACCACCATTGCGGGCACCACCGACACCACCCAGAAAGAGCGCGAGCCGACCGATCCGACCTACATCGACGGCGATGGCTATAAATGCACACAGACCAACTTTGACACCGCGCTGCCTTATTCAAAGCTGGACATGTGGGCGAAGTTCAGCGATTTCCAGGTGCGCATCCGTGACGCCATCGTGAAGCGTCAGGCGCTGGACCGCATCATGATCGGCTTCAACGGCCTGAAGCGTGAGAAAACCTCCAACCGCGTACAGAACCCGCTGCTGCAGGACGTGAATATCGG